GTCTGTTCGTCGGGCGAGGGGTTTCCGGTGGTCTTGGCCATGTCTTTTCTCCAGGCATGAAAAAGCCCGCACTTGGCGGGCTATCGTTGATTGAAATTAATGCGTGTGATGGTTGCTGTTACCACCGGCGTCGATGATCGAGCCGGCACTGGTGATGCCCTTCGTTACGTGTAACGGGCCGTCGATGGTCACCGCCGCTTTCAGGTTGACGCTCCCGGTCGTCACGTTCACGGCGTTATCCGTAACGACAGCTTCCGTGCTGCCGACTTTGATGGTCACCGTACCGCTGGGCAGGGTGATGGTGTAGCTCTTGGCCTGCCAGTCGTAGACCAGCGAACCGCCGTCATCAAAGCGCCAAACTTCCACATGATCGCGGTTATCCGGCGGCGCGCCGGCATTGCCGTACAAGCCAGGAATAAACGTCCCTTGCGATACGTCACCGCTGGTACTGATCAGCGTGCCCTGCTCATTAATGCTAGGCGCGCGCCAGTGCCGGGCCTTACCCGCGGCGACGCTGTGCCAGCGAACCCAGCCACTCACCCATTCACCGTCCGATACCCGGCACACTGGTGGCGATGCAGTGAGATCCACCGCCACGACGTAGCAGTCCTTGACCAGGCCCGCGAGCATCCGGTCGTGCTGAGCTGACGCATAACTCATGACAATGACTCAGGTGCAAAATACTTGTCCTTATTAGCTAGCCCTGTATCCGGATCAACACCAAACATCAGCGTTCCCGGTGGCTGATCCGGCCACGGCCACTGCGCTTCGCCCAGGTAGATCTGCTGCGTCCATTCCACCACCCAGACGGTGTAACCATCCAGTTCTGGCTTGGTCCAGTCCTGCATGGCCTGGACAAACTCGGCGGGCTCCACCGCCACGCCCCAGGTCTGCATGCGCAACAACACCGCGAGTTGCCCCGCCAGGAATACGGCTTGCTGATGGTGATCAGACTGGATCGGATCGGTGATCACCCGAGCTTCGAATTTGCAGGCCAGCCCCGTCTCACCAGTACCGGGATCCTGCCCCGGCTCCATTTCCGCCAGTTCGACGAACACCGCCGGCAACCGAATGCGATCTTCGATAACCGGCCAGGCTGCTACGGTGTGGACACCCGGTAGATGCGCCTGCACGTGCAGCTCAATGGCCCGGTATAACTGCTCAAGGCTGAACGGCGCTTCCCTTTCATCCTCCACGTTATTTCCCCTTCAGGTACTTCTGCAGTTCAAAGTTGAGTTCCTGCTGCAGGACATGCAGCAGGCGCTCATCCGCCCGCTTTACCCAGCTCTCGAAGTGCGGCCGCGCCTGTTCCAGGGAGACCTTGGCCTTGGCCAGCGGGAAGCGGTTATCGTGTTCGGCAATCCAACCCGAACTAGCACCACCCCGAGCACTCACGGTGCTGTCGGGATAGTCATCAGCGTTGAAGTGCTTGCTGGCCGTGCGTATCCAGATGTCTTCGCTGTTGCCGTAAACCTTCTTGTAGAAGGCGCCTTGGTAACGCCGGCCGGCCACCGAAACCCCGGTGTTGCTCTGCCGTGCGCGGCCGATCCGGCTCGACTCAATGGCATTGAGCCCGAACCACAACTTGCCGCTCATGGCGCCACCGGTGACCGGGTAAGCACGCAACCGCTGTCGAACGGCTGCCACAGCGATCCGTTCCTGCCGACTGACTGCGCGGGCGATGTGAGTGCGCAACCAACCCAATGTTTTGTTGATCGCACGTCGCTGGGCAGCGGCAGCCGCCTTCGGCACTAACTTGGCGAAGTCTTGGAACGCCTTCAAATCCGCCGCCGAGGTCTGCAGCGAGATCATTCCACCGCTGGCCGATGGCTTGAAGTAGCTACCGACGCTCATGGCCGCTTCCTCAATATCAGCGCGACCAAGCCGTCTCCGCTCGGCTCCAGCTGTAGCAAGTCGTAGTCACCGCCGCCGTCCAGTTCGGGTAGATCCACACTGACCAGGAGACCTTTCTTAAGACCGTGTGAGTCGCTGACACGGATCTCAAACCGGGGCTCTCGCAGTCCGGTGTTCATCTTGCCGATCTTCGGCTGCAACCACGGCGCCGCGAACATGCCCAGGACCGGCTCGTCGCGGCCCTCGATCCGAGCAGTGTCACCCAAGGTTTCGAACACCACCGCGTCGACTTCGGCGATCAGAGCGCGAAAGCTCAAGGTCAAAGCTCCAGCAGGATCTGCGCCAGGGGTCTGGTGCACAGGTGCAGCGGGTTCGACTGCGCTTCGCCGGCCATACCCTTGTTGAAGGCCATGGGCTCGATCTTGCTGTAGTACGGCACGCCTTCGGTGTTGACGGTTTCCATGTAGTCGGCCGGTGCGAACACCGAGATGTACAGGTCCGGCACACCTTCGGGAATGAGCAGCGCCTTGTCGTCATGGACAAAGGACACGCCAGCGATTTTGCCGCGATAGCGTTCCCAGACAATGCCGCCAAACTCGAAGCTCTCACGGGCATCCCCGCGTAATGCGGCAGCCTGCTGAGTATTGAGGAAGGTCTCTTTTACCTTTTGGTTTTTTAGCATCTGATTCCAGAAGTTCTTCCCGCAGAAAGCGCGAGAACCACTGCTGGTGATGCTACCCAGTGCGTCTTCCTGCATGTCCAGGGCTTCGCCGCACTTCACGCGGAAGTCGGTTTCAGCGCTATTGAGTCCCATCGACATACTTTTGCGTTTCACACCAAACGTCTTGTACAGGTCCAGCAGAACTGTCTTACCGTCCGCGTCGAGGATCTGGCCGTTCAACGCGCCCATGCGCTGGAACTCATGCGTGGCATCGAGCTGCCGACGGGCTTTGCCCAAACGTTTGTTGACCACATCCTGCACGGCTTGCAGCTCCGAGCGAGTACCGAAGGCACGAATGCCTTGGATCTCATCAGCCTTGATGGCGAAACGTTGCGGCAGGTGCACAGTATTGAAAGGGATCAGATTGCGCTTGCTACCAGCGACCACCAGACCGGAGGTACCACGCTCACCGGCGGGCACCAGCGCCAGGGTGTCGCCGTCCTTTTCGATTTGCACGGTCAAAGTGGTGATGCCCTCCTCCTGAAACAGGCCTAGGCTGCTGATGCGGCCCGGCAGGTATTCCTGTTCGTTGATGGCAGCGGTCAGCGAAGAGACCGAAAACGCGTCATCGTTAAAGATTTGAATGTCAGCCATGAGGCTATCTCCAGAAAGCAAAAAACCCGCTCAGGGCGGGTTGGGTGATCAGGTTGGATCGCCTTAGCGAACGATCAGAAAGTGAGTAGCCAGTGCCTTTTCAGCAGCTGGGTCGAGACCGGTGAGGTGCGCTTCACTGACCTCGGCCAGACGTACTACAGCACGACCTCGGCGGACGACATCCGACTGCCCCAGCGGACCGTAAAGAATGGCGATAGGGTTTTCGCTACCGTCCTCGGCAGTCGGGTTGTACGGCGCAAACTCGCCAGTGGCGGCCACCAGACCGAGGATCTGCCCCGGCTCCAGCGCGGGGCCGGCCGCGACGTTGATGGCTTCGCGGGAGATGGTGCCCGGCGCTTCAGACAGGAGGAATTCGCCTGCGTGCATCGGTTCCCGCACCGCAATGGAAGAAATCGAAGCCGCCAGCGCAGAAGCCCGCCTCGATTCCCTGCATTTCCGCTTCGTTCCGTACGAAGGCCTGGGCGAACGCGTGTTCACACTCAAGCTCAGCATCCTCACCAGCGGCGACAAGCCGACGCTCAAGCTGCGCTGGGTCGGCCAGGAACAACAGGTCGAAGAGATCGCCCAGGAATTCAAGTCCGTGCTCGCCCAGGAAGTCGGCGGCGCCGCGAGCCTGACCCTCGGCACCTTCAGCGCGTAACTACGCACACCAGGTAGCAACACCCCGCCGCCGGCCTCTCACCAATGTTCACGAATTCCGGCGGCGGGCTTTAACTGAGGCATACAGCAAATGCAAGCACAGCACATCACTATCATCGTTGTAGGAATGGCGTTCGGCTTTGGCGCCCTGACCTACTACATCCACCGCGCCCTGACCCACGCGACCGCAAAGGGCTACAACCTCGGCTATGACCAAGCCCACAACAGCCGCCGCTACCAGATTGCAGCACTGAATCAGGACCTGGCCGATACCTTAAAAAAGCACCAGGAGGACCGATCGACACTCGCCCAGCTCCAGCAGGGGCTGACTGAAATGGATGCGCGGGCCCAGCAAATCGCCCAGCAACTCAAAGCCAGCACGCTCACCCAAGCAGACCACATCACGCTGTGTAGCGTTATCCAGACCCT